CGGGGAACTCCCGAAGTTCAAGTCCGACGACCGGTCTACCCAGAAAGCGTTGGATGCCTACCAGACGGATGGCATGCACGCAGCACTCCGGGAAGCTGCCGAACAGGACTCTGCGCTCGGCGGGATATACCTGAAGATCGTCTGGGACAAGGCTCTCGCCGACCGGCCCTGGGTGACCTCGGTCGACCCGGAAAACGCCATCCCGGAATGGACGTGGGACCGGCTGTCCGCCGTCACCTTCTGGACCGTGCTCCACCAGGACGACGAAGCCACCCTGCGTCTCCTGGAGCGCCACGAGCCCGGCTACATCACCTACGGCCTGTACAAGGGCAGTGTCACCGAACTCGGGGAGCGCATGCCGCTGTCCGGCTTCTCCGGCACCACCGCTCTTGCCGCCCTGTACGGCGACGGCGGTGTGCAGAAGACCGGAATCCCGTGGATGACCTCCGTCTACGTTCCGAACGTGCGGCCTGCCCGCTGTTGGCGCGGCATCCAGTGCGCGAAGAACCTCGGACGCTCCGACTACACTGGCATCGAACTGCTGATGGACGCTCTCGATGAGACGTACACCAGCTGGATGCGGGACCTGCGCCTGGCCAAGAGCCGGATCATGGTCCCCCAGTCGATGCTGGAGATCCAAGGCCCCGGCCAGGGATCCCGGCTGGACCTGGACCGTGAAGCCTTCATCGGCCTCGAAGGGATGATGCCGCCCGAGGGTGGCACCGGCATCACGCTGAACCAGTTCGCGATCCGATTCGCCGAACACCAGGCCACCGCAGACGCCCTGTTCCAGCAGATCGTCCAGTCCGCCGGATACTCCGTGCAGTCCTTCGGAGGCCAAGGCGACGTCGCCGCAGTCACCGCGACCGAAGTCCAGGCCCGCAAGGAACAGTCGCTTGGCACCCGGGACCAGAAGATCCTGTACTGGCGTCCCGCACTCCAGCAGCTGCTCCGGGCGCTCCTCGGCATCGACCAGCAGGTCTTCGGCCACCCGTCCAAGCAGGACGCCGGAATCACCGTGGCCTTCCCCGAAGCCGTACAGCCGTCCCTGGGAGACCTCGCAGCCACCCTGTACACGCTGACACAGGCCCACTCGATGAGCCTGGAGCTGCGCGTGCAGACGCTGCACCCCGACTGGGACAACACGGCAGTTCAGGCGGAAGTCGCCCGGATCAAATCCGATGACGCTCAGGGAGCAGCAGCCTTCCTGAACACCATCCAGTAGCCACCGGGATCCTCCCCGGTTCGCGCTCCCGGCCTATGCCAGGGGCGCTTTTTGCATGCCCGGATGACAAGGCGCAGCCGGGCAACACCGCACCGACGAGCGTCACAAGGAGGACGACGTCATGAGCACCCCCGCAGAACCGCAGAACGGGCCCCAGCAGGCCGCAGGAGCCGCCGGGCAGGCCCCGGAGACCCAGGCAGCCACCGGAGACCAGAACGCCCCCCAGACGGGCGCTGAAGGCACCGGTAAGGCCCCCAAGTTCGAAGGCGAGTACGACCCGGCCAAGGCCGCACGACTCGTAGAGAACCTGCGCACCGAAGTCCAGACCGAACGGGACAAGCGCACCGCGCTCGAAACCCAGTTCAGCGACTTCATGATCAAGTTCTCCGGCCTCTTCGGAGCAACCGGTGAACAGCAGCAGCTGACTCCGGAGCAGCTCGCTGCAAACGCCGAACAGTCCCAGGCAAGCGCCCGGGAAGCCCAGGTCCACCTCGCAGTGTTCAAGGCCGCCGCCAAACACGGCGGAGACCCCGATGCACTCCTGGACTCCGCAGCCTTCACCAAGGCCATCGGAAACCTGGACCCCACGGCAGACACCTTCGCCGCCAACGTCGAGAAGGCCATCAAGACAGCAGTGGAAGGCAATCCCCGGCTCAAGGCCGAAGTCGCCACGGCTGTCGCACCTGCCGGTGGTTTCGACATGAACAACGGCACCTCTGGCAAGCGCCAGTTGACCAAAGCCGACGTCGATCACCTGGCCGCGACCAATCCGGCGGCTCTCGTAAAGGCCCGTGCAGACGGGTTGCTGCGGGACTACCTCGCTTCCTGACCCGGCGGGCCTTGACGGACCTGGCCGCGTCGTACCCCCGGCCGCCCGAGGTCGCCGGGTCTTTCATCCCCTCCGAGAAAACAGGAGTTCCAAATGTCCTTCAAGCCGGAAATCTGGGCGGCCGAGGCCATCACCGCCCTCCGCAAGAGCCTGGTGTACGCGGGCCCGCAGGTCGTCAACCACGACTACGAGGGTGACATCGCCAAGGTCGGCGACACCGTGCACGTCCGCATGATCGGCGACGTCACCGTCAACACGTACACCGCCGGTGGCACCATCACCTACGAAGACCTGCCGGACGCCGAGGCCACCCTCAAGATCGACCAGAGCGACTACTTCGCGTTCAAGGTCGATGACGTCAACCGCGCCCAGGCCGGTGACGAGATGGGCCAGCGCACCCAGTCCGCCGCGTACAGGCTGGCTGACAAGGTCGACCAGTACGTGGCCGGTCTCTACACGCAGGTCCAGTCCTCCAACGTCATCGCGCAGCTCAGCATCACCACCGCCGACCTGGCCTACAACAACCTGGTCGCGCTGAAGGTCAAGTTGGACGAGGCCAACGTGCCGACCGAGGGCCGCTACGTCGTCGTGCCCCCGTGGTACCACGGCCTGCTTCTCCAGTCGCCGCACTTCATCGACCTGGAGAAGTCCGGCACCTCCGATGGCCTGCGCAACGGCCAGGTCGGTCGCGCCGCCGGGTTCGACATCCTGGTCAGCAACAACGTGCCGATCGTCAGCGCCGACATCTACGCGGTCACCGCCGGTGTCTCCAACGCGATCACCTTCGCCAACCAGGTCTCCGAGATGGAGGCGCTGCGCCTCCAGTCCACGTTCGCTTCGGCGGTCCGTGGTCTGCACCTGTACGGCGCGAAGCTGCTGCGTCCGGACTCGATGGCCGTCCTGAACGCCAAGCGTTCCTGACCTGGTTCTGGCCTACACCAACTTCTGAGAGGAAACGATCATGGCACGTACCAACGTTCCCCTGTCCGCTCTGGTCGGCAACGGTTCCCTCGTGGACCCGGCCGGTACCGCGCTGGACGCCACGAACGACCACAGCATCGACGTCTCCGCCGCTCACCCGGAGGAGCTGATGCTCCGCGTCACCAACACCAGCGGTTCGACGCAGACCGTCACCGTCAAGGCGGGCGGCGCCTACCCCCCGGCGTTCCGAGCCGGACAGGGTGACCTGACCGCGTCCGTCGCGGCCACCACCGGTGTCACCTGGATCGGCCCGTTCTCCAGCTCGCGCTTCCTCCAGGCGGGAAACCTGCTGAACGTCGACATCGCGGTCGGTCACACCGGCACGATCACCGCGTTCCGGGTGCCCCGGGGCATCTGAGCCAATGGCGGACACCGCGTTCTACCGGGGTGAAGGCGGCTACGTGTGGGAGATGAGTCTCCCGCTCAGCGCGCAGCACTCCCGGGACGAGCAGGAAGGGCGACTGGTCCAGGTCAACCAGGACGGGTCGCCCTTCACCGGAGAGCCGGAGACACCGAAGTCCCCGGCTCGTAAGCGGGCTGCGAAGGCCCCCTCCAAGGAAGAGGAGACGGGCTGATGCCTCGCACCAATCTGACCGCACAGAAGTTCGCCACGCAGGGCCTCGCCCCGAACTATGTGGCCCCCGACGTCACGGGTGTCTCCTTCCGCTCCGGCGGCAAGCAGATCCTGCACGTCAAGAACGCTTCGGCGTCTCCGGTCACGGTGACCCTGAAGATCGGCGTCACGGTGGAAGGTCAGCCGGTGACGGCCCCGACTGCCACGGTCGCCGCCGGTGCGGACAAGTTCTTCGGCCCGTTCAACGACAACTACGACCAGCCGAGTCTGACGGACACTGTGTTCGTGGACCTGTCTGCGGTCGCGTCGGTCACGGTCGCTCTCCTGACGCTCTGACGGCCCTACCGGGAAGGAGGCGCAGCAATGGCGTATGCCACGGTTGCTGACTTCACCAGCTTTCTGGCCCCTGACCCGGTACCGGCCAACGCGTCACGGCTGCTGGACCGGGCCTCCGAGGTCGTCCAGGAGCTGATCATCGGCGCCCTGTACGCCACGGACGCGGACGGGAATCCGACAGACCCGGATCTCCTCGCGATCCTCCGCAAGGCTGCGTGCATTCAGGCGCAGTACACGCTGGCACTCGCCGATGAGACCGGGGCCATGGCCAACGTGAAGCAGCTGACGCTGGCCGATCAGACCCTGATCCGAGGAATGTCCACGACCAAGGGCGGCAGCACCCCGCAGATCAGCCCGAACATGCTGCGGGTCCTGCGGATTGCCGGGCTCATCCCGGTGTATCCGATCGTGTGGGGGTGAGCGATGCTGCTCATGCCCACAACGACGGTCACCGTGATCACCCGGCCGACAGAGACCCGGGACAGGCAGAACAACCGGGTCTACGACTGGTCCACCGCGACACGAACCGTGTATCCGGCG